TGATTTCGGAGCTTTTTATGTGTGAGCTGAACACTATGGATCAACGGACATTTCATTGTGCAAAGACCGCTTTCCTGAAAATATGATACCGCCGTAAGCTAAAAAACGCAATCAGTTTTCTGATGGATTTTCCTCCAGCCGCAAAATCCGATGATCCTCTGTCAGTACACGCATTTGCTGAATGGCAATTGCGTTGAGCTTTGCCAGACGCTCTGCTTGTGAAAGGCCGTCGCTTATAAATACAGCGTTCAGGTTTTCCAGATTTGAAAGGCACACGAGCTGTGACACGTTTGCGTAGTCGCGGATGTTGCCTTTCAGCCCCGGATTCTCATCGCGCCACTGCTTTGCAGTCTTGCCGAACAGCGCCATATTCAGCACATCGGCTTCACTGGCATATACCAGCGACATCTGCCGCGCCGACAGCTCCGGAGGGATAAGATTTTCTTTGATTGCATCCGTGTGGATGCGGTAATTGATTTTCGCAAGATTGCGTTTGATGTCCCAGCCGAGGAGCTGCTGCTCCTGCTCCTTCAGCCGTTCAAATTCCTTGATCAGATAGATCTTGAATTCCGGGCTGATCCACATTCCGAATTCAAACGCGATGTCCTTATAGGCGTATGTGCCGCCATATCGCCCGGCGCGCGCCTTCAGACCGATGGCATTGGTTTTTTCGACCCATTCCTTCACGCTGAGCTTATAGCTGTTGAGTCCTGCCTGACTTCTAATTATGGCGAATTCGCCATAATTAAAATCCGGGTTGTGGATCTGCTCCCAAATGCCAAGAAATTCAACGGTATTCCGATTCCGGAGCCAATCAGAGATGAAGAAGTCGCCATCCTTTGCTTTCAGCATATCGGTCAGGGAAATATAATCCTTATCATCAATCGTGGTCACGGAGATCTCCGCGCCATTGACCATGAGCTTGTTGTTCATTGGCGTACCTCTCTAACATCGTGCATGAAGGCTTCTTTGGTTTTTCCTATGGATAAAACGAAGAAGCACATCGTACAACGGAACTACAAATAGTGATTGGGATGGTTGCCGCCGCGATGCAATGGCAGTATGCCTGCGCAGCGCAGAATCTTTCCGCTTTTTATCAGTATAGCAGGTATCTGGCGCTGCGTCGAGAGATTTTTCCAAATGTGCGGCAGATTCTATCATTTCCAGAAGCTCTGCCTTGGATAGACCGCCCGCGTTGGCTTTCCGGAGATACCACTGTCTTGTATCTCTTGTCAGCTCCGCCTCCATGATGACCACGTTCAGCGTCCAGCCGATTTTCATTGCCAGCCGGAGAAGCGGTTCGTCATTTTCATAGAGCTTACAAAAATCGCGCATCCGGCGCACGTTGCGCGGGGAAAAGCCTGCGCGGTCAGGGAAATTCGCCTGCAAAAACTCTGCGGCTGCGACTGCTGCGCCTTTCTCCGGACGCTGGTTGACTGCCTTGCCGATGGCGCAGACTTCCTCCATCTGCGGAAGATTCCGCAAGAGAATTGCGGTTAATTCTTGGTACATGGCGCTGTAATCGGCAGGTTTTCTGATATTCATGGCTTCTCCTTTCCGCGCGGACGCGCATCGTATATTTCGTCGTTTTGCGAATAGCCGGGCACTAGATTTTGTGGTATGATTGCTCCCGTTGTGTGAAAACTTTGCGGGAGGGCAAGCATGATGCAGTACACCGATAACGAAGCCGCCCTGATCGGCGGCCTGATCTCGAACTATTTCTTTCAGCCTGCGGTGGATGCATCCTTGAAGGATGCTTACAGACGGGTGCTGGAACATCTGCATCAGAATGCCCTCACTTCGTCCGACCTTCAGCAGATCCGAAAAGCGGTGAACTTCCTCATGCCCATGTGCCAGACCAATCGCCAGACACAGCGGGATCTGATGGGCGTCAATATGAAAACGACCGCGCTGCTGAACACGGCGCGCTGATCGTTGCGTATATTTTAGACAACAAAAAGCACGACCGAGAGTCGTGCTTTTTCGCTCATAATTTCTTGCTGCTCCCGACTTTCCCGGTGGATTTCTTTTTGGCGGCAGTCTGTGTGCGAAGGCGGCTGCTCGCCCATGTGAAGAAATAGGGAACGGAGTCAAACAGATACGAAGACTTCATCAGTTCCTCCAGAAGCTCTTCCATGGTAAACGGCTGATATCCAAACGGATTCAGCTGGTCAAAATAATCCTCCAGCCGATCCTGCGCCGCAGCGCGCAGGAACTTTTTCGCGTCCTTGTTTATAGCGGACAGCCGCTTGATATAATCTTCCGCCTTGTCAAATTGGTTCAGCTTATAATACAGGACTGCCAGCGGAAGCAGCATCTGTGTTTCCTCATACGAGTCAAACTGCTTATGCAGCGCCAGCGCGTGCATCTCATCTTCCATGTAGGCGTACAGATGCATCAGCTGGTAACGAACGCCGAGGTTATCGTTCTCGCACAGCTCCAGAAGGCGCTGCCCCTCGTCGATCGCCCGGTGCATCATGCCGCAGGAGATCAGGGCGTCAAAATAGGTATAACAGACGCGCATATACGGTCGGGTCTCGAGAATCTCCCAGAACGCGCCAACGTCCGCTTTGAAATACCCATCCGGCTCCAGCTGCTTTGCGGCAGTTTCCATGAGCTTTTGCAATGCCGGGAGCTGCTCATCCACCTTGTGCTCCATTGTATGGACGATCAGCTGGAGCTGCGCGTCAACATTGTCCGGCTCCAATTCCAGCGCCTTGTGAAGATACTCGATGCACTTCTTTCTGGATGTGGCCTGCTCCGCAAGATCCAGATAATCGTCGGCTGTTTCCGGCGCAGCGTTTTCATCGAACGGGCGGATGCCCTGCTCCGATAGAAATTGCTCTGCCAGACGATCCATGCTGTCTTCATCTGCCGCCTCATCCCCATGCTGCATCAGGAAACTCTGAAGCTCTTTCAGAAGCTTTTCTGTATCTCTGCTCATTTTTACCTCCCGTATCTGTTACGCAGCTTGCTTATCGTTTGGCTTTCCTGTATGAAATTATACCAGATTCGTCAGTCTTCGTCGAGAGATAAACGCCATTTAATTATCCGGTTTTATCCTGAAATCTCAAAACACGCTTACTTCCTATAAGCAGACAGGGCAAAGAAAAGTGCAGTCGCTATGACCGCGCTTTTCTTTGCCCTGTTTGAATGATAGCTGCCATTATCGAAGTACGATCCCAGCCTTTTGCGGGAACTGCGGGTCAGCTTTCGTCAGTGCCAATAGTCTGCATGCCGCACCTTCCGGATGGTTTCGCCCTGCTTCCCATGCTTCAACCGTTTTCGGCGATACGCCCATGTACTCTGCAAATGAGCGCTGCGTCAAACCAGTGCTATTGCGAATCCGTTTGATTTCGTCTGCCTGATAGGTTTCAACTGGCACAATGGTAAGCCGCGTTGTTTTCGCCGGAAGCGTTCCCTTCTCATAGGAGATTGCTTCTTCCAACCCCAGCTTGATTTTATCAAAAGCGCTCATATCATGACCTCCCATTCTCATCGAGCTGCTGCTTCAAAATACCGACAAGCTGCTTGAGCGTATTGCGCTCGGCTTTTGATAGGTTATCCTTTTCATTCTTAGGATATGCCGTCAGCAGATACAGTTTTTCGTGAACCTCAAAATCTACATAAATCACACGCGCGCTGCCGCTTTTTCCCTGCTGTTCAAACGCGAAGCGCATTTTTCGGACGCCGCCTGTTTCCCGCATAACCTTGCCCACCTTGGGGTCTGCAAGCAGTTCCTCCTGCAATCTCCGAAGGTCATCGTCATCCAGCCCCATTGCTTTCCATTCCTTTCGGAACGACGGAAGCTCTACAAATATCCGTGTCATTGCGCCACCTCTTTGTATGTAGAATACCCTATTTAATAGGGTTTGTCAAGTGCTGCTTTTATAATCCCCTTATAATATCCGCACCATCTGCTCATAGAGAAGAACGTACTTTTCGTCAATAATTCGGTTGTCGTGGTAATGCCCGAACAGCCAGTAGTGGAACCGGCTGCGGGTGCGGATTTCTTCAAGAAAGTCCGTCAGCTTGTCCGGCTTGAAGCTGGCGCTGATCTTCCGCTGAATTGCAGTTGGTGCACAGTGCGTGATGATGTAATCGACCTGCCAGTTCAGCCGCTCCAGCGTCTGTCTGGCGTGCTCATATTCCTCGTTAGACGACAGTTCCTCCTGCCACCATGAAATGTGGTTGATGCGAAACTGTCCGCGATTGCGGCGCAGAGCATCGTAGCGCTTGTAAAAATCCGGACTGTCCATGTCCAGAATCCCATCCGCAATGTCATGGCTCTGCGCGCCGCCCATCGTGAAGAACGTTCTGCCTTGCAGCTCGAACGCCTGTCCGCGCATCAGATGGAGAACATGCGGGCGTATTCGGTGAACCTTCCCTCCGTGCCACTGCTCGATGGGGTATTCGTTCAGGGCATCGAAATTTTCATGGTTTCCGTCTACAAACAGGACGGTAAACGGCAGCGCCTCCAGTTTGCCTAGCTGCGCGTCATCACTTTTGTCGCCGTTCCAGACGAAGCCAAAGTCGCCGCAGACGATCATATAATCCTCCTTCGTCATTTCGGCTTGCTCCGGGAAGTATTCCGGCTGAAACCGAAGCGCGTTGCCGTGAAGATCGCCGGTTGCACAAATCATCGTATCACTCCAATCTTTCGTGAATTTCTTTCCCGCCCTTGAGCCGAACCAGCACCTCGTTGGCGGACAGGACTGTCACGCGCTCGACGAGCTGACGGACGGTGCTTTCGTTCCATTCCGTGACTGTGGGCGCCGCTTGTTCCAACGCCTGCTCTGCCTGCACCAGGCGGGCGCAGGTGCGCTCTGCGTCGGTGCTGCTTTGCAGGATTGCCTCTTTCTGCGTTTTGAGCTTCGTCTGCTCGGCAAGGATCTCGGCGAATTTCGCGTTGCAGCGCTCCTTGTCCTCTGCGTCAATGGCCTCTGCCAGAAGGGTCTGGAACTGCGCATCGAGCTGCGTCAATCGCCGGTCGATGTCGGCAAGGCTCATCGTCTGCCCCTGCACCGGCAGCAACTCCAGTGACATGGCGCTTTTGATGCGGTCGAGCAGGACAGGCTTCTCGCTCATGGCCTCGTTGATCGCTGCCAGAATCGCGTTTTGCAGCGGGATCTCCCGCAGCGTCGGCGAGTCATGGCAGTAGCGCTTTCCGTAATCCAATCTGCTGATGCATCGCCATTCGTGATAGATATTTCCCTTGATATTCCGCGTTTTCCGGCGATAGAGCTTGCCACATTCGCCGCAGACAAGCCGGTCAGAAAGTGCGTATTTGCTTGTGTAGCAGGAGCGGCCTGTTGCCGCCTGCTTGGAATCGCTTCTCAGGGCGCTGCGCCGCGCCAGTTCCGCCTGCACCGCCTGGAACTGCTCTCTCGTCACGATGCCCTCATGGTGGTTCTGGACCAGATACTTGGGAAGTTGCCCGGTGTTTTTGACAACTTTCTTGCTGATAACGTCTGTGCTGAACGTCTTTTGCAGCAGCACATCGCCGCAGTATTTTTCGTTCGTCAGGATACCCTTAACGGCGGTGATCGACCATGCCGTGCCGCCTGCCACGGTAGGCTGCTTTCCATGTTCCAGCCAATCTTTGAGTTCCCGGAGGCTTGCACCGGCAAGATAGCGCGTGTAAAGCTCCCGAACGATCTCGGCCTGCGCTGGAATGGGAACTGGTTTGCCGTCCGCGCCCTTTTCATACGCATATAGATTCTTGTACGCGATGGAGACCTTCCCGGCCTCCATCGCACGTTTTTTGCCCCATTTGACGTTGCCGGAAATGGACTCACTCTCAGACTGTGCCATTGCGCCGTACATCGTAATCATGAACTCACTGTCGGGCGGCAGGGAGTTGATATTCTCTTTCTCGAAGAATACGCCAATGCCGAGCTGCCGGAGGATGCGTGTATAGTTGATGCAGTCAAGCGTATTTCTTGCAAAGCGTTGAATAGATTTCGTCAGGATGAGGTCAATTTTCTTCTGCCTGCACTGGCGGATCATGCGCAGGAACTCGGTGCGCTTCTTCGTGGAAGTTCCAGAAATTCCCTCATCAGCAAATATCCCCGCCATTGTCCACTCCTTGTTGGACATGATTTTGTCGGTGTAATACTGGCATTGCGCCTCGTAGCTGCTGGCTTGCTCTTCTTCCTCTGTTGAAACGCGGCAGTATGCCGCCACGCGGAGCTGCCGTTTGATAACGGCTTCTTGTGCCAACTCCGGCTTTGCCGGAATGATAATGACGCGCGGCTTTTCGTCTATCATACAAGGTCATCCTTTCTAATGATCTGCCCATTTTTGAGCTGCAGGCGCACCGTCTTGTGCGTCACCAGCACAGCGGACACGGTACTTTGCAGCAGCTCCGCGTTGAGCTCTGCCGTACACTCGAAGGCTGTAAACAGCCGCCGCAGGTGCTCGGTTTCATATTCTGCATTGCCGATGGCGTCGTACTGCTCCTGTGCCAGTCTGAAAATCAGGCTTCTGGCGGCTTCTTCATCGAGCGGCTGGGTATTCAGAACGCTGTCCAGATCTGCCTGCGTTGTGGAATGCCGCGGTGCGCTTGCTGTTTCCGGCTGCGTGATACGCTCCGGCTGTTCTGACAGCCTGCCGAGCAGGTGCGTAACCTGCTGCTCGATCTCCGGCGTTGGCGGCTTGGTGCAGATACGCTTGAGCGCTTTTTGCGCAGGTGTTCGCTCCGGCAGGCGCTGTTTGGTCTGTCTCTTTGCTGCGGCTGCTTCAAATAATTTTATGTCAACTAATCTGGGATAGCTGTCTGTTCCGGTGTATTTGGGATTCTCCAAAATCCGTGCGACCATGTTTTTATTCCAGCTCTTGCCCGCGTCATAGGCGGGGACAGCCTTGCTCAGCTGCTCCGCGATTTCTTTCAGCGACGCGCCGAGCGTGTATTGCAGGAAGATGTCCTGCACAGCCTTCGCCTCCGGTTCGCTGCGGACGATCTCGCCCATCTGCATCCGGTAGCCAAAGGGAAGTTTTCTGTTGCCCATTACCGCTTCGTCCTTTCAATCTGTTCTGCCAGCTCCAAGCCGTTTTTCAGGCGGAAGCGCAGGCGCTCGTTGCTGTCCACGATGATTTTCTCCACAAGCGCATCGAACAGCTCCGCATCAAACCGGTCGAGGAAATCCGGCCCATCCGCCAGCGCATCCATGAGATCGTGGGTTTGATCTGCCAGATCGTCGCTATCGGTGTCGAGAAGCCTTGCTTTTTCCTGTTTCAGCCTGCGGAGTTGTTCGCTGAGCTTGTTGTTGGAAGAGATAAAAGTGTCAGGATCAACGCCGCCCGCTTGCTGAAGCTGGGTTAGGAATTGAACCTGACTGAGTATGTCGGATATTTTCTTGTTGAGAGAGATCACGTCCTCGCTCCAGAGCATCCGACTATAGCGGATTTTCTGGAGGTTCGAGAGCATCTGCGCGAAGATGGGTTCGCCGTGGTGTTTGAGTTTGTAGTACAGACGGCAGAAAGCCTGCTCAACTTCATTTGCTGCAACTGGCCGCAGATTGCACTTTTGGCTGTCCTCAAAGTGTCTTTGGCAGACCCAGTATTCTTTTCCGCTGGAGAGCTTTCGCTTTAGAGAGCATCCACACCTGGGGCATTGCAGCAGTTTTTCGTATGTACGCTCTTTTCTTGATGCTGTTGCTCTTGTGTCGCGTCGTTTCAGGAGTGCCTGTGTGCATTCAAATATATCTGGCGTAACAATTGCCGGATTGATGTCATAAATAAACCGTTGTTCACGTTCTCCACGATTCTGCATTTTTCTATGAGGGAATGTGTCTGTTGTGTAGAATTTTCCAAGAAGCGCATTGCCTGCATATCGTTCGTTTCGCAGAATATGATAAACAGTTGATCCTGCCCATACGTCCACATCTTTTCTTGTCGGTACATTCGCCGCGCGCAGTGCGCTTGCGATTTCTTCTCTGCTGCTTCCGCTCAGAAACATGTCGAAAATTTGCCGAATGACCGCAGCCTCATTTTCTTCGATGACCAGCTGCCTGTTTTTCAATCTGAAGCCATACGGTGCTTTACAGGTATTGAACTTGCCGCTCTCCATACGCTTCTGGTAGCTCCACTGAACGTTTCCTGAAATCGACTCGCTGCCTTTCTGTGCCAGCGATGCCATGATCGCCGTGACCATCTCGCTGGACACCCTAGCGGTATCGATGCCCTGCTCCTCGAACAGAACGCTCACGCCAAGCTCCTTGAGTTCCCGAACGGCTGCAAGGCAGTCTTTCGTATTGCGGGCAAATCGGGAAATACTCTTGACCAGAATGCGGTCGATTTTTCCTTTCCGGCAATCCTGCATCATGCGCCGAAAATCTTCACGCTTTTCGACGGACGTGCCGGTGATGCCCTCATCGGCGTAAATATCGACCATTTCCCAATCTGGATTATTGGAAATAAGCTCTGAATAATACTGATTCTGCGCGCGGTAGGAGTTGAGCTGATCCTCGCTGGAGGAACTGACACGAGCGTAGGCCGCGACGCGCAGCTTCCGCGCGACAATTTCGTCGTGCGCCGGGATTACAATGACACGCTGCTGTTCCAGCGCAAGATTTCCGTCGGTCTGCTTCTTTGCCATGCTGTTCACCTCCCTCTGCAGCAACACACACTACCACACCAAGGGCGTAATAGCTATAACCAAAACGGAGAAAAATCAAGCGTAAAGTGTGAAATTTGCACCAAGCTCGACAGCGATCCGACGCGCGATCTTTTTGATCTCAGTCTCAGAAAATCCGACCGTTCGGAGCGCTTTCAGGAGCTGACAGATTCCTAAAAAATCAATGTTTGGATTCATAAGATTCTCCTTCAGCCACGGGGCGGCTCTGATTGCGCAGAGCCGCCCCTGCTTTTGAAATTTTGATGCTCGCTCCTGTTCGACGCTTCTTCCCGGAGCCAAGGCAGCTACTGAACGGCAGCTGGCGCTGCTCACGGGTCTGCACCCCTCCGAGGATCTCTCCGAGCTGCCCCCATTACGTTCCGTTGTGGCTGGG